GGGTCGTCGCGACCCATTCCGCTAGTCGCAACAAGCCCCCAAGAGGACACCAGATTACATGCTTGTTGAGACTGCAAGAATCGGCAAAAAACCTCCGACCTGCTCTCAAATCGCACTTTTCCGCGCAATGGGCAAAACCGCGCAATCCTAGTGCAATCAACGCTTTCTAGGCACATCGCCGGTGCATTCCCTGCTAGGTAATTGGCAGACGTAAAAATCCTCTTGCGTTTCTTTTTCGTTTTGTTGTGTCTCTCGCAATGTCGAAAGCCACACAAAAACAATTCTCCCCGCAGGTCCGCTCCTTCGACCTGTCGCGCTCCTCGATCAACGAGGACGAGCGCACGGTAGACGTTGTTTTCTCGACCGAAACCGATCAAGTCGAACGCTCTTGGGGCGTCGAGATTCTCGACCACGGTTCAAAGTCTGTTCGCCTCAAGCGGCTGAACAACTCCGCGCCGCTCCTGCTCGATCACGATCCGCGCGAGCAAGTCGGAGTCATCGAATCCGCTCGCATCGACGGCAAAACTGGAGCCGCTACCGTTCGATTTTCCCGCTCTGCAAAGGGCGAGGAAATCTTCCAAGACGTTAAGGACGGCATCCGCTCCAAGATTTCCGTTGGCTACCGCGTCCACGCACTCGTCATGGAAAAGCGTGACAAGCAGAGCGGAAAAGAAACTTACCGCGTCATCGATTGGGAGCCTTTCGAGATTTCCCTTGTTTCTATTCCCGCCGACGACGGCGCTGGAGTTCGTGACGCATCCTCCATCTTCGGCCAAAGAGCCGCTGAACTTTCAACCTCCATTACCATGGAAAACCAAGACCACGACCAAGAACGCGCCGACAACGCAACGGCTCCCGCTGCGATCGCTCCGGCGGAAACCAAGAACGAAGTCCGCGCCGCCGCTGAGGTGGAACGGGAACTCAACAAGCTTCAAATCGCTCAACTTGCGAAGGAAGAAGCCGCACGCGCCATCGCTGAAGATCGCAAGCGTGCTGCCGAAATTACCGAATGCGGTAACGGATTCCGCCGCAACCAGGCTGAGATCACGAAGGCCATCGAAAGCGGTTTGAGCATCGACGACTACAAGCGCCAACTCCTCGACTCTATGAAAACCGAAAACCCCGCTTACTCCGCTGGCCGCGTTGAAGTCCTCAGCGAACCCGTGAAGAAGGGAACTCGCCAATACCTCCAAAGCACCTGGGCGGAGAACGCCAAGCGTGCCTTGGGTGACCGTGGCCGCAACATCGTTGTTCCGACCTACTCCGAAGCTCGCGAGTTTTCTCGGAACTACATCGGCGGATCGCAAACCCCCTTTCACCGCTCCCTTACCGGATCCGTGACGCTCGTCGACAAGCTTGCCATCGACGAAGGCATCGGTATGCCGATCGTCGAGGAAGTGGTCGCAATGTATCCCGAAATCGCAGTCTTCCCGGTTGATACCATCTCCGGCGACACCGTGACGCTCTCGATCCAAACCGGCAACCCCTCCGTTGGATATCGTAACGCCAACGAAGGAACCTCGGCCAAGAAAGGCACGTTCGCCTCGCGCATCTTCCAGACCTCGATCATCGAGCAGTTTATCAACGTCGATATCCAAGGCGTTCTCAACGCCAGCAAGGATCCGGCCCGTGTGCTGACCGCCGAAGCTCGCAGCGTGACGAAGGCAGTGCTTAGTCACATCGCATTCCAGCAATGGTATGCTGGCACGACCCAAGCAAGCGTTGACGCCAAGGCCGCTCCCGGCTTCCTCGCTCAGTCCAACAGCGCCGCGACTCACGTTGTCGATGCTACCGGTTCGACCGCTAAAAGCTCGGTCTGGATCATGGAGCTTCTGCAAGGCGAATGCGATCACGTTTACGGAAACGACAACACTCTTCTCTTCGGCGAAGATTGGACCGAAGAAACGGTTGACGACGCGAACGGCAACAGCCTCCGCTGCCTTCAAAACTGGATCTCGGGCCGCGTTGCTCCTCGCCTCGCGAACAAGAACCGCGCCATCCGGATTAAGAACCTCGGAACCGATTCCGGTAAGGGTCTGACCGACGCTCTCCTTGCGAAGGCGTTCCGCCAAGCTCGCGAACTGGGCATGAACCCCAACGCGATTTTCGCAACGCCCCGCTCCGTCGAGCAGCTTCAAGTTAGCCGCACCACCTACTCGCCCATCGGCGCTCCCGCTCCGATGCCCGAAGAGTATCAGGGTGTTCCGATCTATCAAACCATCAACCTTTCCAACGCGGAGACGGTCTGATTTAACCCATCCTGACAACCCCAACTACACAAGACCATGTCACAAAAAGTTAATCGCCGGAACAAAGCAGACGCTCTTCTCAGCGTTACCAAGGCGCTCCCCGCTGCCGCTGCCAACAACGACACCGATGAAATCTACATCGGGCCTGCTGGACCGCATCGCGAAGGCATGAAGCTCCGCGCTTCGTGGCCTGCCAACAGCGTCCTCGTTGCCACCAAGCTCCTCACGCTTACGCTGAAGAGCGGAGCGACCGGGGCGCTTGCCTCCGAAACCGATCCCACTGCTACCTACGTCATTACCGGAAATACCGGTTTTGACGCTGGCTATGTTGATTTCGAGCTTGGGCAAAACGTTGGCGAATACGTCGCGGTCAACCAAGCCGTCGAAACTGGCGGCGGTTCCAACATCGCCACCTCGTTCACCTACACGGTGGTCTGCTAAAAAATCCCATTCATGCCCGCAGTAAATTCAGAAGCGAAAGCCGACGACGCACCGGGGGAGGTTCCGCCTCTTCCCTCCCCTGGTGCGACTGCGGACAGGGTTAACCGCATCCAGCGCATCGTTGACATTGTCGAAATGCTCAACGGCACACCGGACCAAGAGACGGTCATCGAGGACGAGCGGAAAAACCTCACGGCATTTATTGCCGAAGGTCTCGACGCTAGCCTAACCGCCAAAGTTAAAGCCATCCTAAAATGAGCTATGCGACCCTCGATCATCAAGCAGCCCTTGCCGATCTGATCGCGTTTGAAGGCAAGATGATCGAAATCGACGGCGTCAAGATGAGGGCAATTATCGAACAAGGCGACACCTCCTTTGAGGCGAGCGAATTCGGAATCGACAACCGCGAAAGCACACTGACCGCGACCATCCTAAACAGAGGCACGACGCCGCGCAAAAAAGCGCCCGTCTTTTACCAAGGGCAAAAATACCGCATAACGGCAATCAAGCCCGAGGGCGAACGAATCCTTTCCATTGACCTGACAAATGATTGATACCACCCCAGACCTCGCAGAGCGAGTCGAGGACAGCGTCGCACGGGTTTTCCGCGATGCATTCCCTGGTATTGTCATCGCAACCTCCAGCAAGCCCGAGGAGCGCGTTGGAACGTCCATTGGCATCAAGGCCGAGACCGGAGCAGAGGAGCCAATCGGAACAAACATCTTTCCCGTCTCAATCGACATCGAGACGCGCAATCTTGATGCACAACAGCGCGAACTCATGCGCGAGATGATCGGCAATGCCGACTCTGCCAAGCAGACGGTTTCCGCCTATTCTGCTAAATCCTTTACCATGCCGCGAGGGCAAGCCGTCGAAATGATCGGCGCACCTCGCACGGTCGAGAACGAAAACGACCGCATCATTACCTATTCTCTTGTCGCCACAATCCAACCCATCTGAGCCATGCCAACTCCCACTTTTGTATCTGCAACCAACTTCGTAAAAGGCGTTGTCAGCGCCGAGACGGCCATTAACATTTCCGACTTTCGCCAAGGCTGGACCAACGAAAAGATCTTCATCGAAGACAAAGGCGGATCGCCCACTGGATTTGTCTACAACTTCCTGACCGCGACCACCTGCACCATTACCGGGGAGGTTAATACTTCCGCCCTTAGTGGCGTCCTTGGTGTCGCATTCGGAACTGCCGAGACCGTGGCAAATTCCGTGTCTGGCTACGGTATCACCACGGGAGGTTTCTATATGGACGACATCGAAATCAGTCAATCGCGAGGCGCTTTGGCAACGGCTACGGTGAACTTCACCAAGCATCCTGACATCACCTGAGGATGAGTGAACTAAAAGGGGCGGGAGTTAACATCATCCCAACGCAATGTCCGCGCTTCTTCGCGGCTTGCGTAACGGCTGGCGTCGAGCTGGAGCCGGGAACCCCAGGCGTTTCAAACGTCTATTCCAAGGGAGTGACATACGATCCCGACGAGCCGGGAACAATCAGCTATCACCTCGACAACAAGACTGTCGGCCCTTTGTCGCTCGCTAAAGTCTGGCGGGATCCGTCGCAGGACATGAATGAAGCCGCAGCACTGCCAGCGCGAATGATCAGCGCAAGGACAGAGGACCATTGGCAGAGCATCGCAGACGACCTAGAGTTGCTCCACGTTTATTGTGCCATCGCACACATCAAGTCATTCGCCGACGGCAAATTTGCAATCGGAATGCGTGCTGTGACCGACGAGGAGGAGCGCGCCGCGCAAATGCTCTCGGACATGCCCGATGTCATTCGCAACGCTACAGGCAGGCGCAACGGCGGAAAGATTGCTGCCCGATTTGACGCAATCTGGATGCCTGCCATGTTCGCATGGGTAAAAGCATGGGTGGCCAATTACCTAGAGCTGAAAGACATCTGGAAGGCAGCCAATCCCGCAATCAAGATCGAGCGCGAGGGTTTTCCGCTCGTCATCCCAAAAGGTCCACAATTTGAGAAACTAGCCCGTCGTTGGGTCAAATAACCAAAAAAGAAGCATGAGTGAAATCACCATCGAAGACATCGAAAAAGACAACAGCGTCACGCCCGACATCGTGGCCGCGCGTAGCCGATCCTACCAGTTTAAAGGGAAGCCCCTCAAGCCCTTTTCAAAATCCCGTTCCACCGCCGCGCGATGCATGGGCAACTCCCTCTTCCTCGGTCGCGCAAGACCGGATGAGAACGGAGTCTGGGACCAAATTACGCTAGACTCCATCATGGTTGTCTGGCTTTGCTCCGTAGACGATTCCCGCGTTGCCCGTGCCTGTCTCAATCGCGATCAGGCGATCATTGAAATGATGGGATGGTGGGACAAGGAGGGCGGAGAAATCGGAGGCGCGGAGGAGATCGAAGCCGTCCAGCTTCTGAACATGATCTGCGAGGACATCCAGACCGTTTCGGCATCTGTCGAATCTCCCTCCGGTGGTCGCGACACCTCCAACGTGGGGGAGTGATCGGGAGCGATGCTGACTACGTTTCCACCGTAGCGGCAAAGCTCCCCGGCCAGACTTGGGCTTATTACATGGACGAACTGCCGCTCTGTATCGGTATGCAGTTGCGCAACGCGGACCTTTTTGAGCGCGGCTGCGACATCGTGCCACCAGGCAGGAGCGCATCGGCAAAGATGCAGGAGATCCTTGGCGAACATGCGGAAGCGTGGTTTAGTTGAGTATGGACAGAATAACGGCATCGGTTGACGTTCGCGAGTTTATGGCTGCATTGCAGGCATACGAGAAGGAATCGTCGCGAGATTTGAAAACCGTTGTGAAATCAACGGCAATTGATGTTGCGTTCAAAGCTAATCAGTCAGCAACGGCAGCAAAGAAAACTTCGATTCCCAATCTGAAAACCGGGCTTTTTAACGCGCTGGCAGCAAAGGCCGGATTTACTCGCGGCAATGGAAACCAAAGGGAGGCCGAACGTCTTTACAATCGCCGCATCTCCGCGATCAAATACAGCAAATCGCTGTTTTTGAAAATGGCGCAGGATCTTGGCGCAAAGGTCGCATCGCTCCGCAAGAAGATCGAAAACGCAGGAGCGGAGGACAAAGGCACGATTTTGATTCCGGCCATTGAACTTACGATTGAAGGCGTTGACATGGACCACGCCAACAAAGTCTTGGCTCCAGCATTGCAGGAGGGCGTCAATAAAAGCGCCGCCAAAATGCGCCAGCGGATTGCAGACAAGATCGCCAAACGCGCACAGGCTCATTCAGGAAGAGGAAGGTGATGCAACGCTTTTCAATCAAGGCGCTCTCCTCGATGTTTCGCACCAATCGCGAGACGGTGGAGAAACGCGCCTCGCACCTAGGCCTAAAGTTTGAAGAAGGCGACAAGGGCGCAAAGCTCTACGACATCTACGAAATCGCCCAGCTTCGTCCTCCACCAGCTCGCAGCGAGGGCGCAATGTCTTTGGAGGAGGCGAGGACGCGAGAGGCTACAGCGCGCGCTGAGGGGCTGGAAATGGACAATGCTCGAAAGCGCCGGGAGCTTGCCAACGTGGACGAGCTAATGGCCGCTCAGAACGTCCTCTTCGACGAGATCGCCGCAATGATCAAGAAATCGAAAATGACCGACGCTGAAAAGGAGGATTGCTTGAGCGTGATCTCCTCGGTTCCTCGGAAGTGCTGGGGCGAGCTTTAAACGTTACCGGGAGGAGCCGGCGCTTTCCCAATTGCCGTAGATAGCCCTGCTGCTTCCAACTTGGCGTTGTCCGCCTCATTCTCGGCAATGATCTTGTCGATGTTCAAGCCGCGATCCTTGGCCGCACGCTCTCGCGAATTAAGCGAAAGAGCGATTTCCCGCTCGATGGCCTCAATGTCGCCGACCGGATCCACCCAAGTCCACGTTCTGCCGGAGAACTCAACATGAGAAAGACGGTCGAAATCAAGGAGGGTATAGCCCTCAATCCTACCCATTAGGAGGGCCATTCGTAGCCAGCGCTCGAAAAGCGGAATCTCAAATGTGTCGATGAACCACGAGTGAAGGATTTTGTAAATGTCGCGCTCTGACAGGACGCCCTGCCGGATCGACGAATACGAAACGCCCTCCAAGTCTTGCGCCCAAGTGTTGTAATTGACGTAGATGCCCGGGGAGACGCCGCGCAGAATAGCCTTTCGGAAGTCAGGCATCGCACTATTCGGATGCGCTGGGTCAATCATCTGGGCCTCGACGCCGTGGGGCAACGTCTCAAACGTGCCTGGTGCGGAAGGCGCAATGGCTTTGCCATCGTCGTCCTCATCGCCAGTGTATTGAGCCTCGCCAGTTTGCTTGAAAAAGCCAAGCTTGTTTGCGCTGATACGGGCGGCGATGACCTCGGCTTCTTCGAATTTCGCGAGATGCCGAAGGCGCAGGAGGGCATTGGCCAGCCAAGAATAGCCTTGGCTCTGGTTGATTCGACGCGCCAAGAATGTGTGGATCATGTTGTCACCACCGACCGCGAACGTCTCGCGAGTGTAGCGACCGCTCTTGGGGTCCATCTTGCGCAAGTGATACCGAATCGGCTCATCCCACTCGTCAAACTCCACGCCCATGTAAATACGGGCGGCATCGTTCCGGTGATGCGGATCCAAAGCGTCGATCTCGATTCCTTGAGCAGCAAAGCGGAAATCGTTTTTAGGGAAGCCCTCGACCGTCCGCGTGAGGAAGCCACCATCGCGAACGGCAGAGCGCAAGGCGAGGCGCTCGAAAGCAGCGCGTGAGAACTGGCGCGTAACGTCGAAATTGCCACGCCGGGAGAAATCCTCCCAAGCCTCCTCAACCTTTGCTCTCGCGTTGTTGTCGGCGCTGTTCGACAAGCCTTTTTTGCTCCTCGCATCTGCTCGACGGGCGAGCGATTTCATGCGGATACCATGCTGCCCAATGACGTTGGATTCCAAAGCCATCAAAGCGCCTTCAATGTAACCGTCATTCCGCTCAGAATCCCGCGCACGGTCGCGCAGTGACTTGGCATCCTGCTTGATCGCGTTATCCGCTGGGCCTGTCCCGGCAACCCAATCGTTCGTGTATCGAGTGCCTTTGGCCGCGTCGAAATTGCGAGCGCGGATGGGCTTGTTGTTGGGGCCGTAGAGAAGAGGTTTCATTCAAATCTGGAGTAAATGGTTCGACCGTTGGAAAGGCCAGCGTCTGCGCGAGCCTTGGCGATCTCGGTGTCGAGGTCGCGTCGATATTTGGTCAACAGCTCGCGAGCGTCCATCAAAGAGATTTTGGTAATGGGAACACCTCCGACCGTGTAAGTCTCAAGTCCCCGGCCTTCGTCATCGCTGATTCGGCCCTCAAGATGAGCTTCCAAAGCCTTAACCATCTTCCGCGCATGACTCGGCAGCGGGGCGCGATCCGGCGGGGCTTGCAGCGTGATATTGCCAATGGACTCAACCGACCGAATCCCGGCCACCTCGAGCGTCAGAGCAACGACGTAGATTCCTGCCGGTAGGTTTGCCGTCTTTTCCGGCGCATAGGTCGCGGTAGCCGTCGTATCTGAGACTGAAAGCGGAACCGTGACCACCTCGCCAGTGTCGATGCTGCGAAAATGAGCGGATCCTGTAGCGCCTGACGTTACAGTTGCCGTAAATTCGATGGATTCGCCGCAGAATGCACGGGAGGGTAAAGCTGCCATATTGGAGGCATCTACAAAACAAAGCCCAATTTCAAGGGCTTTTGGTTAATCGGCTACGAAATCAAGAGTATATTCGCGCTCCTTACCTCTATCTGGCACGTTTTTGGCCGCATATTCGGCGTATTTCTTGGCAATCGTGGCAAAAGCAATGTCGAGCTTCTTGGCTGCGGCGATGTTGTAAACGCGAACGTCGAGCGGTTCGTTTCGGTCGCGCTTGTCCTTCTTGTCGAAAAACTCATAAAAGCTCCCGTCTTGTCCTTTCTTCAGCGTCACCTTCTCGATCAGCAAGCGTTGGAAATATTCCGGCGTATAACCGTGGCCGCTGGGGAAATGCATGTAATTATGCGGATAGATGGAAGATTTGCGATCTTGGCGCAGGGCCGCGTTCTGGTAAATCATGCTCTTGCATTCGTGAGTGCCGATCTCAAAGAACGTCCCGCGCTTTTCCCGCTTGGGCTGCGAGACAATCGGCTTGCCTAGGACCGTCGAGCCGAAGATTGCAAAGACTCCGCGAGCTTGTCGCGGCCTAGTAAAGGCTAGCACCTGGGCCTGCCGGTATTTAGAGTCGATAAAAACAGAGGCGACGCGCAGCACCTTCCCGCACGGGTGCAGGAACTCGGTCTGGAGCAGCGCATCGAGCTTTTGCCAAACCTCTGGCTCCATCGTTCCCCCAATCAAAATGTGATACCCCAGCCCCCACGTTTGACCGTTCGCACCGTGACCGACAAACTCAAATTCCAAACGGTCTCCTTGAACGTCGCAGCCTCCGGTGACGACCAGCACGCCGGCGGGAATCGTGAACTGGTTTTCAGTCACGCGGTCCAAATAATCGTAAGCCTCCTGAGCAAGGCCGACCGGATCCGGCATTTCCTCCTCTGGGGCTTGGTAGGTTTCCGCATCAAACGTGTTAATCAGCACGCGCTTCGCCTTCTCGCGATTGTCCGCCGCCTCGATTTTCAGCTCCTCGACCGCAGCCCAGTGCAGGTGGCTCGCGAAGCCCTTCTGAGGCGGGTGCGGCGACATCATCCGCGAACCGTGAAAGCCTGCTATGCCGTTAAACGGCCGCGTTGCCTGCCATCTGCCGTTCCGTATCATCTCCATGCGCTCCGCATCGGAGATTCGGCACTCGCTCTCGGGGCATTCAATCCACGCGTCCTCGGGCTTGTTGCGGTCATATTTGAGCTGGCGTCGGTGCAGGACAAACTCCTTAGAGCAATGGGGGCAGGGCGCGATCCAGACTCGCCAATCGCTTTGAAGCATCAGCGCCTCGATTTTGCTCTTACCCTTCACGCTAGGGTAGCTCGCGGCAATCTTGATTGTGTCCGCATATTCGGATCCGCGAACCCAAAAGATCTCAAGCGGGTCACCTTCATCTGATTCCGTCGATTCGATGGCGTCGATCTCGTCCGCGAAAAGAAAGTTTCCCTTTGCTCTCCGCATCTCACCTGGAGCATTGGAACCGAAAGCATTGACCAAGCCACCGGGGAAAAGCTTATGGAGGATTGTGTTGCCGCTTTTGCGCCTCCCAGAATCGTCGCCAATGAGCGAGGCCAGATCCGGCGTCGGATTAACCAGCTCTCCCATAAGCGTCTCCTTGCTCCACTTCTCGGTCTGCGAGATCGTCGGATACATGACGAGAACGCGACGAGGCGCCTCTGCGATGCTGTGGCCGATTTGGTTCATTACCACCTCCGTTTTGCCCATACGGCTGGCGAGCATGTAAACCGTCATCTGAACGCGCGGATCGTAAGGCGCTTCCATCATCTCTCGCTGATACGGTGCGAAGTCGAAGCGGAAGCGTCTCCCGCCTTCCATGCGCCTGACCTTCTCGGACCATTCCGGCGCAGTCATCGTGCGCTGAAACCTAAATGCCCGTTCTAAGTGCCTGAGAGTCCCTCGGTAATACCGATCAAGTGCCGCCTCGTTCATTTTTTAAGCCGTCAAACAGGTTGCCCGTGGCTCAACAATGCTGGAGCCAGTGTCATCAATTGCGAAAATTGCGTCTCCGTGCCTCGCGAGAAGGTCAAGACCGCCGCAGTTGGAAGTGCAACGCTGGCCGCGTCGAGAAGCCGCAGCACCTTGGAAGTGTCGAGCGTCATCGTCACGCCAATGGGACCAATAAACGTCTCGGAAACCGTGATCGCCGGATTCACGCCCACGGCAGTCCGCTTGATTTCAATCTTGATCGTCTCTCCGGTCGCATCTCTCGCTACCAAGAACTCTCCCGGCTCGATGTCCTCCACAGCCATTTCAATTTGATAGGTTGAGACATCCGCCGAAAGCCACATTGTGCCGGTATCGGAAGCCGTGCGAATCTGGAACTTGCCAGCGTCAGGCATCCTCGAAATGGTTATGCGGTCGTTTTGCGCCACACTCACGCTCCCGGTCGCCACGTTTGCAACCGTCACGGCAGCCTCGTTAATGTTGGCCGCGCTCGTTGCCGCTACGAGCGTCTGGAGCGTTAGGTCAATCTCGACCGTCTCTACGTTGGATGCGCCGCCAGCGATGAGCGTAAGCGCACGATTTGTCATCGTCCCGAAGGCGGAATGGGCAATGGTGAAATCCGCCCTCGCTCCGTTGCTGCGGAACGTGACAATGAAAAGCCCGTTTTGCCCAGATACATCTACGCCACCTGCCGAAACAATGGCGGAAAGTCGATTGAGCGCGAGGCCGAGCAAATGCGCGTCAATACCGGCAGCGGGAAGCTCGACGGTGGAAGCGCCCCAAGTGATCGACCAATCGCCGGAAGCAATCGGAACGGGCTTTTCGAGCGCAAGGGACAAGCTTAACGTGTCACTGCTTGTAATCTCCAAATGATCCGCGATTAGCTCGACGCTGAGACTGTCGCCGGGGCGAATCGCGTCAGGCAATCCCCGCACTTGGCCTTTGTCGTCGTAGCGCAATTTCAACATGTCGGACGCCTCGACAAAACGCCGCGCAAAATCAAGTTGAAAATCCCCGTTGTTTTGTGGAGGCATCGACATGCCCGACTCTCCCGTCATCTCTGGCGTTGCCGACCTGCCTAAATTCTATTTTGCGGAGGGCGCACCTTTCCGACTGACACTCACTATCGGCGCTGAATTTTCAATGACGGGCAAATTCGTGACCTTTGGAATGAGGGCGCGTTCCGGCACGGTCAGACGCGTTTTCGGGACGGATTCCGGCGAGTCGAATCTGACCATTGCGGGGCAAGTCATCACATTCAACGTTGCGACAACCGACGCGACCGTCCCGGCCTTTGCTTCGGGCTGGACGTTGGAAGATGTCCAGGCCAAGGGTGAGACTGAATACTGGGTGGATATCTCCGCGACCGAAGGCAGTGACGTTCTCCTGCGCCTTCAAGGCCAAGCCGATTGGGTGGCTCCTGGATCTGACATCGCTGAATCTTCCGCTGTTGTTTCATCGCCAGCGATTGATGTGAACATTACAAGCGGAGCCGTTTCTGTATCGGTTGCAGTCCTCGGCGCCGCGGAACCGACGCTTACGACCAATACCGCAACCAGCGGGTTGACGGGCATTCTCAAGGCCGCAAGCAACACGCTAGACGTTGCCGTTGCCGGAACCGACTACGTTGCCACAAACGATTCCCGCCTGACCGACGCAAGAACGCCCACAAGCCACGTTCATGGGGGCATTTCCAACGCAGGCGCAATCGGCTCGACCTCGGGCCTGCCGATCAAGACCGGAACGAGCGGAGTCCTTGAAGCTGGCGCATTCGGAACTGGATCCGGTCAATTCGCACAAGGCAACGATGCGCGATTCCATGATCGGTCGCATGCGATGACCTCGACCAGCGACCACACTGCCGGGAACTGGAAAGTCTTCCACTCCAATGCCAGCGGACAACTTGTCGAGCTTGCCCTTGGTGCGGACGGGACTTTTCTCAAGAGCAATGGCGCGTCTGCTGCACCTTCCTTCGCTACTCCTGCGGGAGGCGGATCGTCCATCACCGGAACGGGAATCGCATATGTCCGCACAACAGGGAACGGAGGAAATGATACAACCGGGACTATCGGAGATCCCTCCAAGCCATATGCAACCGCGCAAGAGGCATGGAATGATGGGGCGCGGGTTTTTGAATTGGGGGCCGGAAGCTTTTCGTTTACGCACACATCATCCGTTGGTAACACTGCGGAAGAACGTGTTTTCATCCAAGGACTTGGTAAGGAGGTTTCTAGCATCTCAATTACATGGAATGGTCTCGACGGCACGGTCGGATCGACATCTCCCTTTATGGTTGATGGTGGCAACGGGGCAATGCCTTCTAAGTTGTTTTTACAGTCTGACAGCACCGTAGCCATCTCTCTTGCTATGTCGGGTGGAGACGGTGGAGCAGGAGGCGCAGGACAACCGGGAACCATTGAAGCACAAGGGGGCGGAGGTAGTGATGGTGGCGACGGGAGCAATAGCCCAGAGTTTAGTATTGCGAATGCACATCTAACTGCTTTTAGCTGCGTTGTTGGTGCGCTTGGAGCAGGTGGCGCAGGTGGCTCTGATGGTGGGGCCGGGGCTGGTGGGAACGGAACGGACGGAATTTCGGGTAACATAACCGGAGGTCTCTTTTCTTGGTGCTATGTGCCAAGCACCTACACTGCTCCTGCTCAAGATGTCTTTTTGGCTAGCACAGTTGCTGGTGCAGGGCAGCTTGTTTTTGATGGTGACAAGGGTAGTATCACAGTTAGCAGTAATGGGACTACTTGGTCTATAGATCAAGGGGCAGTTGCCATTGACAGAATTGTTAGTGCCACGGCAAAGGGTAAAATCATTGGTAGAAAAACCGCAGGTTCGGGGTTTTTCGAGGAGTGCGTAATCACCGATTTTATCGACGCTCCCGTTGTCACAACTGCCAACATTACTGATACTGCGGGCGCTGTCGCCAACGTAACCGGCATGTCATTCGCAATTGCTGCCAACGAAAAAGTTTCGGCGACCTTCAGAGGTTTTTGGTCGACGAGCGTTTCTGGCTCGGGTTTCAAATATGCTTTTACTGGACCAGCCTCGCCTACCGACGTTCAGATCGGCGACTTCTCTTTCACTTCGGCCACCGCAGTCAGAACTGAATCGGGAATAACTGCATTTAGCACGACCGCGACTCAAGGCGGCGGCACGTTGCTTAACAGCGCAATGCCGATCATGATTCAGATTTATGTGTGCAACGGATCGACTCCAGGCACGGTCCAGCTCCAAATTGGCGGAGAAGTAAACGGGTCAACATTCACGCTCTACAAAGGCTTTACGATGCAGGTTCTCAGAATCCCATGATAGCGACCATTCACGATATTCTTTCAATTGCGTGGCCAGATCGCGGCGGCTGGCGAGTCTACGGCGAGGAAATCACCGCAGGCGACGGCGGCAGTGTGCCAACGCCGCAAGAGATAGAGGCGCAACGCGCATTCGCCGAATCCGTAATAACGGCAAGACAAGCAGACATCGACGCACGGGCGGCAGGGCGCTCTGCCCTCTACGCTGCATGGCAAGCCCTCCCGGCCTACATTCGCGGCCCATTCCGCGAAAAGTTTGAGGTCGCCAACACGCTCCTCGACGAGGGCGACGACGAAGCTGCAATCGCAATGATTGAATACGCCGAAGCGCCAACCTCCTACACCGCAGAACAAATCACCGTCTTCGCCGCAACTAAAACGGCCATGAAAGCAGGCATCGAGAATCTCACAGCATGAAACTCTTCTTCGACCTCCGCATTGATCGCCTAGTTGCCGCACCTGGGCAGGATTCTGTCATTACGGGTCTGGCCGGCAAGTCTGGAGACGGCGCGACTCCGGTTCAGCTCATTTTCGGGCGAAGCTCAGACCCGACAAGCACAACCTCGATTGTCGAAGCTCCAACGTGGACGCCGGAAAACCTGCCTGGTGGAACGGTAATCAGGATCGGTATTAAGGAGGAGGGCGAATACAGCGACGGCACGCTTCTGGCGTCCAATTCAACATGGACGCACGACGCTGGAACTTTTACCTACACCGGAACGCTCGACCTTAACACCAACGAGATCGACACCGCGCTGAATCGCGACGATGCCAACGCCGGAAACGACGTCGCTAGCCTCGCCTGTAGTTTCGAGCTTACCTATCAGCCCAGCGGATCGGGCGGATGGAGAAGCTCTGTCGAGCCTGTCGAGTTTACGATCTACCATGACATCCTCGTAGGCGATGAAGCCACGCCAACAAACGCAGGAGACCCGACTCAATACTTGCTCAAAGCGAGTGGCATTGAATGGCTTCCCACGGTAACGAGTCAGACCGGAGGGACTGCTGCCGATCTGGATGCCATTGCGACGGTGAGCGTGACCGTTGGAAAGGCGGTTATGTTTAAAGATGCGGACACATCGAACCTGATCCGCCTTTATCAACTGATCGCAAGCACGGATGCAGAAAGCGCACCGACGACCATTCGACCGGATGACTACAACGCATCGACCAACGCAAAGGTATGGCGCAACTTTCCGCTTGATGTGGCGGTCATCGCTGAACCTGTAAATGGCCTTTCCTCCTCGATTGCCAACGAGGTGGTTTTGTTTAACGGGACCGACGGAAAGCAGCTAAAGCGAGCGACCACGACCGGCATTGCAAAATTGACAAGCGGCGTCCTGTCTGCCGCTACCGCCGGAACCGATTACGCTACCGGGGGCGCCATCGGCAGCTCCGGCTTGACGATGTCAACGGCACGGCTTTTGGGGCGCACCACGGCCTCGACAGGCGCAGTGGAGCAAATCACCGTTGGCACTGGCTTGACGCTCTCAGGCGGGAATCTTAGCTCAACGGTTGGGCTTGAGGCGCTTCCTAGTGGAGTCGTAACACTCTCGACCGATACAAGCCTCATCGTCGGCTCCCACGACAAGCAATACATCGAATGCGGCAGCGGAGTATCGACGGTGACAATTTCCGCGCAGGCCGATACGACGTGGGTTCAAGATAGCCATTTCTGGATTGTAAACCGCAAGTCCTCCGGTTCCGTTACACTCGCGGAAGGGTCTGGCGTGACATTGATTTCCCACGGAAGCACCACCGGATCGATTTCTTTGGCGCATACCGAAAACCCTATCCATCTTTGGCGCAGTAATACCAATGAATGGAGGGTCATCTCCTAATCATGAAAGACGCCGCTTTATCGCTCGCCAACGCGCTCAAGGTTAACCCTATTGTGACCGCCGCCATCATTCTGCTCGCTGCTTGCTGCGTCACGTCATGGAGAGCGGCCGTTGCCTTTACTAGGCTGAGTCGCGCAGTCGAGCAATCATGGAGTTATAACATGGAACGCGAAAGCTGGGACAAGTTCGCAAGGCTGAACGCGCAGATTCAGATTCCCGATGTGGAGAAGATTCGCAAGGAGCATATATCGGCCAGCGAGAAGACAGACGACCTTTTTGAATTTTTGGGTCAGGCCGGGAAGTGAGTCGCGATTGACACGGACGCGACTGGGAAACATCCGCCTTGGCCTTGACCTTGACCGCCTCTGTCGTTGATCCCTAAATACGACGAGCCGAGATCGAACATCCGGTATGTCCTGACAAATGGAAACGGTCCAGATGTGTCTACTCTTTCAATTTCAACGTTGATGATCAGTGGGCTTCCAACAATAGCCCAAACGTAGTTACTGTTTTGATCTTTTGCTGGCCTTGGAATTGGAGCAGTCATAGTCACATCTAACGTCCAATACCCGATATATTCGGTAAAATTCAAAATCTTATAATAACGAAACCCAGAAAAACCGACCCCACTGAAATATATGGATTCTTCGTCTGGGTCAGTATATCTTTCGAAAAGCTTTGCCTGCGTGTCCCATTTATAATCGAGGTTAAACGTTTCAAGTTGAGTTCGCGTATCGTAATATTTCCAAGTTCCCGATTCGCAGACAACCGAGTAAGACACATCTTCTGGAAACTCTTCGCCAAACTCCGCGTTGAAAGCGGCAGAGCTGAACTCAAACGAAAAATTGAACTCCTTCGCCGTCAGGAGATCGCAAACCTTACCAGGCGGCACTCTCCAATCGCCAGCAACGTTCCAGATTGGAGCTTCTGCCGTTGTATCAATTTCAAAAAACGTATCAGGCACGGCAAACGGCCACGCCATTCGATACCGATTCTGAAAAGGCGCGATCATAAGAACGTCGGAACGACTCGCGTCCTGCTTTGATTCGGCACGGTTGCCAAAGTGAAAGCGAGCGTTGGGTAGGGACCTATCAGCTTGGTGGCATAAATTCCTTCTCCGACTGAGATGGCATCTTTTTTGTCGGCCTCTTCGGCTAATGCCTCAACGCGATGGATTGGAATCCGAGTTATTTCCCATTCAAACGGGTCAGCGCCAAACTTGTAGGCAGAAGGAAACCCGTCCCAAGTGTCAACGCTTTCAATGGTGATTGTTGGCGTTTCAAGAAACGTGTCAATCGGGCCTTCCATCTTCGCAACGACCCAATCGCCATCCGCAAGCGTAAAGGGATCGTTTGTGATCGTCACCTCCTGCTCGATGTCCTCTCGCGAAAAAGTCACGCTAGGATTTAACAAGATCCATTCATCATCTGAATCTGGCGCACGTTTTAAATCCCATCGAAAGGTGCTTGTGCTGCCGCTTAAAACATACGGCGGCATCCATCCGTTTTCCGTCTCAACCCATCCCGGTCTGCCACCAGGATTGACGCCATGCTTTTTGGCTGCCGCTACAACGGCATTTAGCGCATTGGCGAAGTTCGTGTTGCCGCTTTTGAATGTTGGAAAAGAGTAACTCATGGCGCTTCCTGCGTGACCGGCTCGACGAGGTTTTTCCACGTTTCCGTGACAGCCCAAACTGTTTTAGCTAGCCTCACGCGTTGAAATCCCGCAAGCACGCCCTCAAGCTTGTAGTTTCCAGAGATGGATCCGGTATAATCTGGCGGATTAGGCTGGCGCAAAAGCCCCACGGGCAACGTAGTTGGAACGACGCCTGGAAACTGCGGCCGCGTTGGATATCTACTCGATCTGCTAATCCATCGAGTGGTAGCGGTCTGTGCAAAATACCGGAAATTGACGTTTTCGCCTGTTGAGGTGGTAATTGTAACGCTCTCCTCCGCGATGTCGTCGGTAATGTCGATGACGCCTCTGTCATTATCGACTGAGTCGAGGAAGCCAAGGTAATTTAGGACCACATCGCAAACCGGACCACGCTCCTGCCACGATACCGTTTGAAGAAACATGTTTTTGTATGTTGAATGAGCCGCGCCACGCCTCCAAAACGCCAACTCCGAATTGAGCTGTGCATTTGAAGTTCCTACAGCGCCGCGACGAGTCACGGTCAATGTGTCAGGGCCGTCGAACCCCTTGGCGGAATCGACTGAAAAATCGCGGAATGACGTTGTTCCTCTAGATGCGGCGGTTGGCATGTCAGTTAACGGTTACGGCGGATTTAATGTTGCTTTCAATGGATTCAAGAGATGCCGCCTGTTTCTCTTGCAGCGACAGATTCTTCTTTGCTTCTTTGTCGTTTGCCGATGTATTGAGACGGCGCTTTTCCCCAAGTCCCCCGGTAGTCATTCCTGACGCGATGCCGAGGCGCTCGCGATCTTTTGCAAAAACGTTGTCAGTTCCTAGCGGCGCACCAGCTTCTCCGAATACGCGATTGGAGGGGCGAACTGCTTCGCCGAATGCGCGACCTGCCCCATCAGTCTTTGCTGTCCCAGCGGACGCTCCTCCCTTAATGCCTGTCATTTTTTCAATTTGCGGTCTGTATTTTTGCACAAAATCACCCAATGCTTTCGGCAGGGATTCAACAGGTCGATTCAAGATCTCTTTCCATTGACCTCCTATTTCTGAAAACGCTTTCATGGCGTCTTCTTTTAAAGCGCTTGTGTCGAAAAAGTCCCCGGCGTTTTTAAATGCATCTTTGCCAGCTTTAAAAATCCGATCAAACGAATCTTTTACACTGTCGCCAACCTCAAACTTGAAACCATCCTTTCCGCCCCCGCCGATTTGCTCCATGATGTCTTTGCCCATCTGTTTAAGGCCTTCAAAATCCATGTTTTTCAATAGGCCGAAAGCCTTTCCCAACATGCTCGTAAACGATTCCGCAAACGATAATGCAACATTTAAAAGAGAGTCTTTGACGGTTGACCAGAAAGAAGGATCCGTGAGAAACTTCCAAGCATTCCAAACCAGATTGGGCATTTCTTGCAAAAGCTGCAAGAGCATCGCGCCGTATGCTTTTACGCCAGCAATCAAGACATTTACCCCATCTCCCATTGCCGCGACGATAAGCTTGCCCTGAGCGACCCAGAAATCAGCACTAAATACTTCTCGAAGAAGCATTCCAGAAGCCTCAATTCCATTTCCAAGCCTTTGACCGAATTGATAGGCCATGTCGAGCAGCTTTCCCGTCATGCTTACCGCTTCCATAATAAAGCCCCCGGCGTCTTGGCCCATTTTGGCAAAATCCAAGGCATCGAACTTTTGCAGAACTTCCAAAAGAGCAGGGCCGATAACGTCAAGAATGCCAACAAAAAAGCCTTGGAACTTCTCCCCTGCCCTTGCGAGGATGTCGGAAATCTCATCAAACAGACCGGCATTGCGGTTGAGAATCTCAGCTTGGCTTCCCAAAAATGTTCCAGCATTTGCAAACGCCTTGCCATCTGCAAAAAGCGTCAAAAGCTCTCCGCCTGATTTCCCGAATAGCTGCATGGCAACAGCAGCCCTTTCGGTAGGAGATTGAATCGCGGCAATCTTGCTTTGGATTAGCTGAAATTGATCTGATGGATTGAGCTTTGAAATTTGGTCAAACGAAATGCCAAGCTTCTCAAAAGGCTTTGCTGCGGTTTTTGATCCGTTGCCGAACTCTGTAATTCCCTTTTGAAGCTTGTTAATTACTCCGCCAATCTTGTCCGCTGAGACTCCATTATCTTCAAAGGCACGCCCCATCACCGCCAGATCACCGGCGGCGATTCCTGTTCGCGCAGAAAGATCTGCGAGTTTTCCTCCTAGGTCTGCGGCGTTTTTAATGCCCATCGTTAAACCAGCGCCAGCGGCTGCGGCTCCAACAGCGGCAAGCCCAGCGCCAGCAATGGCCGAGGTCTTTGCTATTCCGCCCAAAGCCTTGCCTGCGCCGCCAAGAGATTTGCCGATCTTAGTGCCGGTAGTTGCGGCCAGCCCTCCAGCTCGTCGCATCGTCGCAGCGAATCCCGTCATATCTGCCGAGATCGTGGTCTTGAGGTCTGCTTTTGCGGCCATTTGCAATCCCTCTACAAAACATAGCAGAATTTCAACTTGCGTTTTTCGTTCGTTTTGTCGAGTCCTCCGACATGGACACGAAACTTCTTCTTGGTCTTCTCCTTCGTCACGGCCTGACCATTGCTGGCGGCTACGCAACCGGGGCTGGCATCGTCTCACAGGCCGATCTTCAGACCGGTATCGGTGCGGCGGTCGCGCTTGTCGGTATCGTGATGTCGGCGCTGGAAAAACGTAAGCGGCTCAAATGACCAAAAGCGAGATCGTCGAAATCCAGACGCGCCTCAAGGCCCATGGCTTTGATCCAGGTGCAATGGATGGAGTTATCGGGCCGAAAACCCGAGCGGCGATCATCGCGTTTAAAGTCTCCAAGGCGCTTTCCCCTCGCGACTACGTTGGGCCGATTACGCTGGCCGAGCTACGCAAAGAGCCACAGGCATCGGTCGCACCTCCGAAGGTCGCGGGAGAGCCTATTTGGCTACGCCGCGCAAGGCAGGAGATCGGCGTTTCTGAGATCGCTGGTAGGCAGCATAGCAAGCGCATCTTGTCTTACTGGCAGCTCGCAAAACTCTACTTTACTGACGACGAGACGCCTTGGTGTGCCGGATACGTCAACGCCATGCTCGAGGACTGCGGGATTGCCGGAACTCGCAGCGGCATGGCGCGGAGCTTTGAAAGGTGGGGCCAGCCCTGCGGAGCTATCCCCGGCGCGATTGTTGTTTTCTGGCGCGGCTCAAAATCAAGCGGATCTGGCCACGTTGGATTCGTGACCGGGAAAGATCAATACGGGAACATCATGGTTCTAGGCGGTAATCAGGGCGATGCCGTGAATGTGAAGCCGTTCGACACTTCCCGAGTCGTTGGCTACCGATGGCCTAAAGGTTTTGATATTGGCAGCGATGCGCTCCAAACCGTCGCCAGTGACGGCAAAACATCCCAGAACGAAGCATGATCCCATCCGCCATCTTCGGATCGCTCTTAATGATCGCGGCTTTTGTCTTGGTCCTCAAATGCACCAAGGATGACGACGACGACGATTTTCCAGACTACCCCGGCGGATACCGATAACATCATGGACGATGCAAAAAGAGACAGAATTCTGGCAGCTATCGCTAAACGACCGAGCGCGGCCAACTACGACATCTCGAAAAACCTTTCTGCGGTGACATCTGCCGAGGTTGCCGAGGTCAGAGCGTCAATGACAGGCGAGGTGATGAAAGGACCACAGGACGGCAACGAGAGCGAACTGGAGGCCATTCCGTTGAACCAAAAGCGAGTCATGCCGCAGAAACCTCAAGGCTCAGACTGCCGCCGAAGACTCCATGAAATCAAGCGCGGAGTCTGCTACCGAGTCGCTGACTTCGCGCAGCACCTAGGAGTTTCAGAGGATACGATCCGGCGGCATGCGAAGGCCCTGCACTGCATCAAGTGGGTCGAGATGTCACCGGACAATTTTGAGGAATGCGTGATGTCACCGGAAACCGCTAAGCAATACCTCCGTTAAACCATGAGCGACGAAATCAATCTTTCCGACCGCCTAGTCTCAGACTCCGACGCAATGAACCGCGTCGTTAAGGCACAGGCGGAACTTGCCAAAGCCCGAGCCGAGGCCTCCGCATTGCGAAAAGACAGAGACGATGCTCTCGACGAATACAATGCGCTCAGAGCGGCGAAGTTTCCCATTAAGAACGAATACAAGCCGAGGCCGAAAGTCAAGACCGAGACGGTCAGGCTTATCGCGAACGATGTTCATGGATCAATGATGGATCGCCCTGCGGTCGAGGCGTTTCTTGGCGATGTGCGCCGACTATCGCCGGATGAGATCATTTTGAACGGCGACATTGTAGAATGTGGTGGGTTTTTGGCCAAGCACCACGCGGCCAACTACATCGCGCAGACAACCTACAGCTATCAGGACGACATTGCCCATGGGAACTGGTTTTTGGACCAGCTCCAAGATGCCGCGCCTTCCGCGCAGATCCATTACATCGAGGGCAACCATGAAGACCGAGTCGAACGTTGGGTCATCGATGAGACGCTTTCAAACTCGCGCGATGCTGAGTTCCTTCGGCGACTCAACGCGCCAGAGTTCCTTCTCAAGCTCAAAGAAAGGGGCATCATTTACTACCGGCGATCCGAGACTCACGTTCCCGGCCTGCCCCCTGGCTGGATCAAGATGGGCAAGATTTTCTTTGTTCACGAATTGAGCGGATCCAAAAACGCCGCGAGCGATTCCGTCTCAAGGACTGCGGGAAACGTCGTCTTCGCTCACACTCACCGCGAGGATTCGGCCACGCGAGTCCTTCCCGGCGTGGGTCTCGTCAAAGCGTGGAATCCCGGCTGCTTGTGCCAACGTCAACCGCTCTGGAGGCATTCGGATCCGACAGGATGGAGCCACGGCTACGGCTACCAGGTCATCGCCAAAAGCGGAGAGTTCTTGCACATCAATGTGGGAATCTGGGAAGGGCGCTCCCTGCTTGGCAACATGCTCGAGGGACGATGAGCGCGTTTGAGGGACATTTCCGCAGAGCGCAGAATGCCCTTGGACTCGCTCATTACGACGTTCGCTTTTCGGTTGAGCCTGGTGCAGGAAACTACGCCAGCATCGAACCGGATCCCGCAAGCTGCACTGCGATTTGTCGAGTCGATCTAGAGTTGTGCGAACGGGAGGAGCAAACGGCGCAGGTAGCGGTGCATGAGGCGCTGCATCTCCTGCTTGCCGAGCTGCGTCACGCTGCGTCCATCTCAGACGAGACTGCCGATTGGGTGGAAGAGCAGATCGTCAGGAAAATAGAAGCCGTGGTTTTTAAGGGCTTGGCATGATCTGCCTGTGCTGCCCTCCCATCAATTTCGTCTGCGAGCTGCACCGCTCAGGCCGAGCTGCGACCGATTGCCCATGGAATCCCGACGACCTGTCGGCGCGTCTACGCGGATTCGGGCATCGCATGGCCGATCAGGATGGCGGGAATGGGGAGGAGTGGGTAACTCCGCAGGAGGATCTGGAGGCCCAGATGATCGAGGCGGCTCGCGTGCTGCTTGATGCGGTCGAAATCAAGGCAGAGCAAGGTATTTAAGGTTTTTTCTGTTTTCCTTAAAAAAATCCGTTGCAAGTTTTAAAGCGGGATTTATCATGGCCTCGTTAGCGGATGGGCCGCTGGCAAAAACAAAAGAGAGCATGAGAATTAAAGTCAACATCCAAAACAACGCAGCGATTAACGCGGAACTTCTTAAGGTTAACGGCAGGGCGGAATCGTTTACGATTTCCTGCACCAAGCAGATTCTTGAAGCGATCAAGGGCGCGGAGCGCAAAATGTCTGCGATCCCCAAGGCCAAGTGGAAGGGCGCGAAGGTCATGTTCCGCCCAGCGGGACCGTCCGCGAACTCTTACAAATACAACGCGAAAAGCACCCGCGTTTACATTGAGCGCGGCGCAACGGATTGGTTTTTGGTCAACATCCAGCCCGATGCGGTCAGTCCGAAGGAGAAAGAGTTTTTGCACATTACGATCTCTGCCGATCAAGCCGCAGAGATTCAACGCCGCGCGATTGCAGATTTCAGCGTCCAACTTCAAACCCAAGCAGCATGATCTTAAACATCGAAATCCCAGACGAAGAGGGCGCGATGCTTGACGCTCTCGCCAATGAACAAGACCGGAGCAGGTCCGCACAGGCTAGACGCCTGTTGATTCGCGCCATCCGTTCCGCAGCCAATCAACCCGAGGAGGACGAAGCATGAGCATTCTTCAAAATCGAAAAGCGGATAACCTCCGCGCACGCATGGAGGAGTTCCTCTCATTCTCATCGGCGGATTCGGTCGCTGACATGTTTAACAGGGCTTTCGAGGCCGGAGTCGCTGCCAAATCGGACGCGGATTATTTCGCGATGCGTGACGCCCTTGAACGTGCCCGCGCTCGCTACGAGGCCCAGCGGAGAACTGAGCCTGTCGCATTTTTCGACGTTGCACCTGGAACTCTCATCCACATCGCTTCAAATGCACTTTGATCCCATCGACTTTCTGGTCAAGCTGATCACGACGCTCGCGATCTTCGCAGTCTGGAACGTGCCAGCCCTTTTCGATCTGATCTGGCCATGATCCCGCATTGCGTATCAGGCATCGTCTCGCGCTACCTACTCGACGGTCCCGAGGCCGAGAGAAGCGTTACGCTAGAGATCGAGCGATCCGAGATTGTCGCAGTGATCGACAACGAAACAGGGGAGGAACTCAATCCATCCGTTGTTGAGCGCCGCGACTACGACTACGCCATTGACGCGCTGATCCAGAAATCGTTGACATGAAATTGAGCAAACGGAAACAAGGCGAAAGCCTTGAGGATTTTCAGCGGCGAATCGAAAACGCTAGATGGGCTGCGATTTCAAAACCGATTGATGACGCTGCCACAAAGACCGGCATGAAGGGCATTGGGCAAAGCCGAAATCTGAAATGGCGCATAGCCGAAATGGAGCGGAAGGCCTTTGGAGCCGAGGAAGAGAACTGGTAAATCATTATGAACATCGACCAACTACTCGCAAACCATGAGCGCGAGACTGACAAGCTCATTGCCGAAATTCGTGCCTTTCGACTTCGTAAACGCGAATCGTGCGATCATCTCATCTACGACGGCCTCGCTGTCCAGGTGCGGATGTTGAAAAACCTAGGCATCCGACTTGCCGCCGTCGATGCCATTGAGCAAGAGCTTTACGGGCTGGCTCTGGATATTTTCCCAGACAATGGGCAGGGGCGCGACTGAAACGCGCATCATTTTAAACCAAAAAAGAGACAAATGAAAAACGAAATCACCGAAGCCCCTCGCACCATTAAGGGGCTGATTAACTCCGAGGCTGTCAGAGCGCAAATTGCTCGCGCATTGCCTAGCCACATGACGCCAGATCGTTTCCTGCGCGTTGCCACCACCCTGTTGCTGCGCTCCCCCAAGCTTGCCGAATGCTCTCAGGAGAGTTTCATGCGAGCGATGCTGGATTGCTCGTCGCTTGGCCTTGAGCCGGACGGGCGGCGCTGCCACCTGATCCCCTACGGCAAGGAGGTGCAGCTGATTGTCGATTGGAAGGGGCTTGTCGAGCTTGCGAAACGATCCGGCGAGGTGGTTTCGTGGAAGGCTGAGACGGTCAAAGAGAACGACTCCTTTGAATGGGTAAACGGCGACATCCAGCACTCCGTCAACTGGCGGGAAGATCGTGGGAAGCTCCAAGCGGTTTACTCCATTGTCAAAATGGCCAACGGCGAGATCGACACCGAGGTGATGACGCTGGCCGAGGTGGAAGCGATTCGCAAGCGGTCGAAGGCCAGCGGATCCGGCCCATGGGTAACGGATTTCGAGGAGATGGCGAAGAAGACGGTTATTCGTCGCCATTCCAAACGGCTCACGCTCTCGCCTGAGTTCCACGATGCTTTGGACAAGGACGGCGACAAGCTTGCCGACATCCAGGTGAATCGAGCAGCCAACGAGGCCGCGAAGGTTTCCTTTTCTCAACCTGCCATCGAGGCAGAATCGACCGAGGTGAAGGAGGGGGCATGAAAGAAGTCTCAATCTACCACATCGATCACCTAGGCGGGAACCCAACCATCCGCTTCAATCTCGCGGCGATTCGGCGCCTGCTTCCCGAGTATCAGATCGACAATTTCAATCTGACTTCACGGCAAAGAACCAAAATGCAGCGGCGCGTGGATCTTTACGTTGGCCTTGGCGGCAAATGCGACTTTCAAACTGGCATCGACGCCACCGAGGAAAGAATCATTCCGGCGAGAGTGATCCCGGCCAAGGACGCGAAGATGGTTCGCGGGAAGCTGGTCCCGGCATCGAAGCGTGAGGTCATACCGGCACGCATTGAACCGGCCAAGCCCGAGATTCTTCCAAGCATTAATCACCTGCCCAACGATGACATCCTCGACAGGGCGCTTCGTCTCGACTTCGCAACCAAACCCAGAACGTTGGCATCAGCATGAAAGAATTTCCAGACTGCACAATCTATTACTGCGAGCAACGCTCCGAGGAATGGCACGACCTTCGCCGTGGAGTCCTCACGGCGTCGAACTTCGGCCCGTGGCTATTGGCCAAAGGAAAGGTTGCAGACGGGGCGAGAGAGAAGGCGATTTGTAAGCTCATCAGCGAACGGGCCAAATGCTGGCAAAATCCCAACTTTGAAAACGCAGCCATGCAGCGCGGCACTGAGATGGAGCCGCAAGCGGTTGAAGCGTTTGAAACGGCTACCGGAAAGAAGTTGGTCCAGGTGGGCTTTTGTCAGAGCAATTACGGCTGGTTCGGATGTTCGCCAGATGGCCTTGTCGAAGGCGCGAGCATCGGATTTGAAGGCAAAGTTCCAGTGCCATCAACACACATCGAATACCGTCGAGCTGGGATCCTTCCTGATTCCTACCTTTATCAGGTTCACGGGTGCATGGCTGTGACCGGAGCGGAGGCATGGTGGTTCCAAAGCTGGTCACCTGGTCTGGCATCGCTTCGGATCCTCGTCGAGCGCGATGCCTTTACCGATTCGTTGCGCGATGCGCTGATTGAATTCTCATATCAGTTTGAGGGCGCTTTGGATGAAGAGGAGCAGGCGGCTAACAGGGAACTTGCCAACCTTGCAAAGCACGAAGCATGAAACAATCCCCCACCGCTCGCAGCTTGGCCCATCTGCGCAAAACCTGCCAGCTAGTCCAGGTAGTGGAGAAGTGGAATCCTCACGCTCGCATTAGACAGGATCTTTTCGGAATCATCGACATCCTCGCTATCCGCGATGGAGAGACTGTTGCAGTGCAATCAACCAGTTGGAGCAATACAAAAAGCCGCATCAATAAGATGACCGAATCGGATGCGCTA